TCAGTTAAAGAAAAAGAAGAAGCTAAAAAAGTTAAATTTAAAGTTGTTCCATCTGCATATAAGAGAAGGAAAGCAGGTCCTAAAAGAAGACCGACAGGAATGAAACAAGGAGATTCAGTAGATTTTGGTATGTTGTCTGTAAAAGCGGGCATTGATAAAAACCCTAACCCAACTCAAGCAGATAGAATTGCTGGAGCTAAAATGAAAAAGAAACCAGAAGGTGCTTTTATTGGTAAACTGTTTACTCAAGATAAAATAAAAGAAATGTTTTCAAGAGTTAAGGGAGACCCTTCAATTCAAGATCCAGAAGCATACAAAAAAGCTTACAATAAATATGCAACTGCATATGGCAATGAACCCATGAAAGATGACCCTAAAGTCGCAACAGCAGATCAAGGCAAGTTTATAGTTAGGGGTATGGGAGCTGCGATACGTGGTGGTAAAACCAAAGGTTCAAGTTAGGAGAATATTATGGCATTTGATTTTAAAAAGTTTTTAGCAAGTGGTACAAAACCAGTAGAACAACGTGGTAAAGGAGCTAGACCTAAAGGTTCTCCACCACCAACTGTATTTAAAGGACCAGAAGATAAAAAAAAGAAAATTGTGAAAAAAAGCAATCAGCTTAGTAAAGCAGTTGAAAAATCACAAAAAAAAGCAAGATTACAAAAAAATGTAGAAAAAGGTAAAGCTACATTTTTAAGTAAAACAATAAATAAAAACAAAATTAAATCAAAAACAAATTCACCTACTTATAGTCAAATTAAAAAAACAAAAAATATACAAGATGCTAAAGATTTATTCAAAGGTTCAAATTTAACTCCAGTTTTTACGGACAAAAAAACAGGTGTATTAAAAGCTGCTGTAACAAGAGAGGATTTAATTAAAAAAGGTCTTGACCCAAATAAAAAAAGTTCTTTAACAAAATATTTGAATGAATTAAGAAGGGAAAATGTTACAAAAGTTAAACAATTAGCAGAAAACAAATCTTTAGAAGCTGAGAACAAAGCAAAAGGTTTACCAGGTTTAAAAACAGGTGGTATCACAAAAAGAAGATTTGGTGGTATGGCAAAAGGTGGTTTTAAAATGCCTAATAAGGTTAAAATAACATAAGGGTATTATGGCAACTTCAGGAACAACAACATTTGATTTAAGCATAGACGACATCATTGAAGAAGCGTATGAGCGTTGTGGTGTTCGTACTTCTAGTGGGTATGATTTAAAATCAGCGAGAAGAAGTTTAAATATATTGTTTTCTGAGTGGGGTAATAGAGGTGTTCATTTATGGAAAGTAGAATTAAAAGAACAATTATTAACTGCTGGCACTAGAACGTATACTGCACCAAGTAATGCAAATGACATATTAGAAGCTTACATAAGTACAACAACAAGTTTGACTACCTCTACTAATGAAGTGTCTTTAACTAAAATAAGTAGAAGTGAATATGCTGCTTTACCAAACAAAGGCGCACAAGGTCAACCTAGTCAGTATTATGTTGATAGGCAAACAACACCTACAATAACTTTGTATCAAACACCCGATGCAACTACATACACATATTTAAAATATTATTACTTAAAAAGGATAGAAGATGCAGGTGCATATACTAATCAAGCAGACGTGGTATTTCGATTTATACCCTGCATGGTTGCAGGTCTGGCATATTATTTGTCCATGAAAAAAAACCCACAATTAGTACAAACTACTAAATTAGTATACGAAGATGAATTACAAAGAGCATTAACAGAAGATGGTCAAAGAACTTCTGTATACATCACTCCACAAACTTATTACCCACAAGGTGCATAATGCCATACGCAAGAGGTAAATATGCAAAAGCAATATCGGACAGATCAGGTATGGAGTTTCCTTATCAAGAAATGGTAAAAGAATGGAATGGATCTTTTGTACATAAATCTGAGTTTGAACCTAAACACCCACAAATTAAAAAAAGACATACAAGAGCAGATGCTATTGCATTAGCAAATGTCAGACCTATGCACCCTGATACACAAAAACAATTTGTGCTATACATAAGCAACGGGTTTTTTTCGGAAACAAAAGATACTGGTATAACAGGTGGAGCAAGTATGACTCCTGCTAGTAGTGATAACATTTTAGGCACTAAACTTACAACTGTTGAAGTAACAGTATCTGTTGGCACTGGTTTTACGGTGGTGATATCATGAGTATAACACATTCAGCTTTTTTAACTCAAATAAGAAACTACACAGAAGTAGATTCTAATGTGTTATCGGACACTTTATTAGATCAATTTATTAGAAATGCTGAAATAGAAATAGCAAACAAAGTAGATTACGATGACATGAGAGAATATGTAACTGCTGTTACAGGAACACTTCGTTATTTAAATGTACCAGACGATTGTTTGGTAATACGTTCTGTTCAAATAATTAGCAGTAGTACAAGAGATTTTTTAGAAAAAAGAGATACTTCTTTTATCGCAGAATATAATCCTACAGATGCTACAGGACAACCAAAATATTATGCAAACTGGGACGATAAAAATATCGTGTTTGCACCTGTACCAGATCAAGCCTATGAAATACAAATGAATTATATTAAAGATCCTGATCATTTTACTTCTACAAATAATACTTTTTTATCACAACACCAAGAAGAATTATTATTATATGGTGTACTAGTTGAATGTTTTGCATATTTAAAAGGACCTATGGATATGTACAAACTGTATCAAGACAAGTATAATATAAGTGTACAAGATTTTGCTTTACAACAAATGGGTAGAAGAAGAAGAGGCGAATACGATAGTGGCGTACCAAGAGTAAAAGTTCCTTCACCTTCCCCATAATAAATAGGAGAAAAAAAATGGCGATAACAACAAGTGCAGTATGTAATGTTTTTAAAACAGATGTTTTAAAAGGTGTTCATAATTTTACAGCTGCTCCAACTGGAAACAGTTTTAAATTAAGTATGTATACTTCAAGTGCAACTTTAGGTAAATCAACTACATCTTTTACTTCAGATAATCAAGTAACTTCACCATCTGGCTATTCAAGTGGTGGTAGTGTTTTGGTGCAAGTAACACCAGCTTTAAGTACAGATACAGCTGTTGTAGATTTTGCAGATTTATCTTTTGTAGGTGTATCACTTACAGCAAGAGGTGCCTTAATTTATAACGATTCAGCTTCTGGTGATCCAGCAGTTGCAGTTTTAGATTTTGGTGGAGATAAAACAGCTACTTCAGGGACATTTACAATACAGTTTCCAACTGCTGATGCGTCAAATGCGATTATAAGAATAGCATAAAAATAGGAGTTTGCACCCGTGACTACTAGAACAATTACTGTCACAGTTCAAAGTGTTGGTGGAGCAAATAAGTATTTTCTTGATGGTGTTCAACAAGACACACTTACTTTAGCTGAGGGTGGTACTTATGTATTTAATTGGTCAGCGGCTACTACTCATCCACTTAGGTTTTCTACAACTTCTGATGGCACTCATAATAGTGGAAGTGAATATACTACTGGTGTAACAAAGGATGATAGTAGTTATTTAACCACTATACAAGTAGCTGCTTCTGCTCCAACACTATATTATTATTGTCAATATCATCCAAATATGGGTGGTCAACTTAACACCGAGGCTGCAAATACTTGGGGTTTGTTACCTTGGGATCAAGGTAGTTGGGGATCACAAAATAATATAACTGTAGATGTAACTGGTGTATCTTCAACAACTTCTATTGGGGCTGTAACTATAGATGCAGAAATAGGAGAAGGTTGGGGTAATAATACTTGGGGTTTACTTAACTGGGGTCAAAATATAGGAGGAGCTGAAGTAGCACCAACTGGATTAAGTGTCTCTAGTACAGTTGGAACTGTAACTATAGATGCAGAAATAGGAGAAGGTTGGGGTCGAGGAACTTGGGGTAATAGAGCTTGGGATGCTGCTTATTCGGTAGCAGTGTCTGGTGTTGTTGGAACAACATCTATTGGAGCTGCTATAGGAACTACTTCGGTTACTTTTGCTGTAACAGGTGTAGCTACAACTTCTGCAATAGGTAGTGTAAGTACAACACAAGGAGTAGAAATAACTCCAACAGGTTTACCTTTAACAGGTTCACTTGGTACAGTTACTTTTGATGGAGATGCAGCAGTAGGAATAACTGGTATATCCATGACATCAGCAGTAGGTACACCAATTGTTGCACCTATTACATTAATAGATGTTACAGGTGTAGCCATGACAAGTTCTGTGGGTAGCAACACAATAACAATTACATGTCCATTAGATGTAACAGGAGTTTCTTCAACATCATCTGTAGGTTC